CTGAAAACCATAGTTTTGTAAACTCTAATCAAGTTCCTCAATTATTTTAACAATCCGATTTAAACCAGCTTTCGGGTTTTGTTTTTGTCTTGCCGCCGCTGCGCGGATCGCGGGCAGATTGGCTTTAAGTAATTCCAACGTGTATTCGCTTACTTCACTAAGGTCAGTACCCCCTTTGCTTTGTGCGAAAAAATCACTAATTAATTCGTCTAAGTTTTGATTAACGCGGGACGTGCCTGCTCCTCTACGTTTACCGAACCGTTCAAAACCTTCCCCCGAACCGCGAGCCATGATTGACGGTAAACCTGCAAGGGCTTCCGTTACTTGTGACGGAACCATGGAAGCTAGTTTTGAAGCACCTGTATTTAATGCTTGGGATAGGATTCCTACAGGAGCCTTGGGTGCGAATAATGAAACTTCTTGTAATCCAGGATCTTGTTCTGCGAGTTTCAATACTCGATCGATTTCGTCTTGTTGTTCGCGCTCAATTTCTGTTAGACGGTTGATCTTCATAAGTAAAGTAGTTATGTGTATAACAAGTTGGTCATAATATAACTCGAAAAAATTTTTTCGCAAAATTTTTTTGCATAGGGACTTTTTCAAAAATACATGCAAAACTGAGGCTGAAACTAGGTGCGGGCGGGTGGGACCCACGCGGCGGCGTAAAAGGGGGGTTACCCCTTTACTTATAGGCTTATATATTATCGTTTAGTAGAGATCGTTTATAGCGTTCTTAGGGTATGTTTAAGGGTAAGGGTTAGGTAGTTAAATAGCGCGCATAAAAAAGGGTAGCCGATAGACTACCCTTTAATAGAGAGGTTAAGTTACTTAACTATTTTAAGTACCTCTAGCTTACCCAGTTTTTTATTCCATTCTTTAGAACCGAATACTTTAGCTGAATAGTGAGCGGTTATTTTACTAGGTGTCTGCTCATACGCCCTATCACCTCTGCCCCAGTACTGGCTATCGCTAGCAGTCTCGGCAAAGTTATTAATATCTGCCATAGTAGCAGTACCGCCTAAGTCAAATACATAGTTAAGGACTAACTGTATTTGCCTAGGTAAGTTATGAAACTCTGCTTGAGCATCTGCGCCTATAGTAACTTTCATATTAAGATTAACTCCGCCACCAGTTGACGTAGGGTTAAAAGGGTTAGCTGATTTAGTGTTTGCTTTCACATCTTTAGTTATAGTTTTCATAATTATTATTAGTTAATTAATGTGGTCTTATGTCTGCGCCACATGACCTATTATATATACTTTGTATACTATGTATACTTATTTATATTAATTAATTTAACTAATTTAACTATATATTTTCCGTCTATTTTCCGTGGCTCGTCGCTCGCGTCGCGTCGCGCTCGAATCGCGGATTCCTGGAATCTGGGAATGGGTAAGGGTGAGTGTAGAGTAGAGTCAAGGATAGAGTAGATTTGATAGAGTATGTAGAGTAGAGTAGAGCGATTCTGGGATTCTAGGATTGAGTAAACTCTCCCTCGATTACGTTTGACTCGTTCGCTCGTTTCTTGATTAGTTCTTCAAGGCGAGTGAGTATATCGTCCTTGGACATCATATCGATCTTCGCGGTCAACACTTCTCGTCTATCGATGTAGAGTCCGCCAGCCTTGCCTCGATGAACCTCGGCGGTGATGGCTGCGGATATCTGACCTTGGTCCTTTGCCTCTTCCCGTAGATCGTGGAGCGTGGACAGGTGGCTTTCAAGAGAAACTGCATCTCGCTCCGCGAGTGACATTTCTAACTCAATGAGGTAGTTTCGAACGACTGGGTTATGATTGAGTAGAACACTGCCTTGAGTCTTAGCCCCCTTACGATCCTTCGTATAGCCTGCTTTCATCGCAGCATCAGTGGCTGTCATGCCTTTAACGTACTCTCGACAGAACTTCTTTTGCTTGGCGTTAATGGGTTGCCATTTCTTACCGCTTTCGTCGATGAGTGAGTTGCCGTCCTCAGATGGGACGAGTGGAGTATAGGTCAGTTGTTTCATTCTATTTACCAACATTTCTAATAGAGTTATTACAATAATAATAGAAAATTAATAAATAAAATAGTTTTCTCGTGCCCTCTCTCCTTCTTACCTGTTCATTTCTAATAGTTTAATAGAATTCTATTACTTTTGCTTTTTCACACAATCCACTGTCCACGAGCCTCTCAGCTCGATTCTATTAGTTTATTACTTCTATTAGTAGTTCTCGTAAACTTTTTTCAAAAACTTTTTTATTTTCTAAAACTACTAATAGGACTTTTCTAATAGTCTTTTAATGTTTTATCTAATCGCAATACTGAACACACATGCATCGGTGCTACGTGTCCGTCGTAACAAATAGAGTAATTCGCTACATAAGTATAATCATCATCCATGTAAGTCACTGTTTGTAATTCGTCTTGCCAGTGAGGGAAACTCTTATCTTTCACTATAGGCGACTCATTGATACATTTCTTATCTTCCCAAAAAGGTGAATCTGGATGAAGTTCCTCCGTTAAATAAGCTATCGAATGATGGGGATCTATTCGTTTAAATAACCTTTCGTAAAATTCTTTTTCCATATCTTTCTCCTTTCTTAGTCGTGACCGTAATACTCTCGTATAGCTTTGTTTTCTTGTCTTTCGTAATACTCATCCACTGCTACACGCGCTGTTTTGAGACAAACTCCCCTAAACATATCTTCTGCGGTATATCCGATCTTAGCAAATGACCTATAAGCGTCGTTAAATTTCCAATCTAGTGATAGTAATTGTCTTTCACATTCTTTTTCAAAATCAACTAACATTTCTTTCTCCTTTCTTAGTTATCGCGTAAAACTCTTTTACGCGTATATATATTATATAAGGGGAGCAAAGTAGAATAAAGCAGCGTACGAAAGCGCAAACGACTAACGCTTATACTTTCGCTGTTTCTTAAGCCTCTCGCGCTCCCAATCGTCCAAGGGGTATGAACCTTTAGGTCGCGCACCGCTGATATATACTGGTCGCTCGAGTGGCAACCGTTCGATAATTTCGTGAGCTTCCGCCTTACTTTCTAATTCGATTGTTACGCAATACTTCATAATAGATCCTCTAATGGCGTACCTTTAGGTATGAATTTGCCGTCGCCGACCTCAACCCAGTTTCTTTGTGTGTCGTGGTCTATCCACTCGTATATGCCATTACAATAGAGTATTTTAGAACTGAACCGACTAAACGCTAATACTTCGCTACCCTCCCAGTTTTGTAGTATTACGTCATCGGTCAACGCATCGACGCCTACGCGCTCAAAATCAGGGTCTAGATGTTCGAGTTGTTTATCAATAGTCTCGCGCCATAATTTATCGTACCACTCTACAACTCGCGTGGCTTGAGTCAACGTAGCCGCGTACTGTAATAAATATGAATGATGTTCGCCTACTGTTAGGCTTGGGTAAAGTCGAATTGTGTAATATTCGTTTCTCATACTATCTCCTTAAATGGTTCTAATCCGTAGCCGCCGTGCGATGCACTGATATAACTGAAGAGTTCGCCTGTAGATAGGTTTTCTGCAACAATATGACCGTTATCCCAATAGAGATGAGTCTTATCATCCGTTAACTCTAATATGCCGTACTCTAGATTTAAATCGTCAGCGATCTTTTCGAACTGTGTATATAAACTCCCGTACGTTTCGATAACATAAAACATCTGGTCTTTCGTACAAGATTGACAAAACGTGTGTCGATCACTACCGTCCTCGTTATAAATCGATAACCTATATAACTGTTCCATTCTTTCTCCTTTCTTAGTTAATACTTATATATTATAAAGGTGGAACAAACGCGAATAAAGCAGTACCACGAGCCGCTAAACATTATCTACTTCTACCGCTACGTCTTTCATTAACAACGCCATCGTTTCGTCAGAAAGACTCGCGTTACCGAGCTGTCGTATAAACTCACCGTTTGGCTTATAGACTGCTATTTTTATCGAAATTTCAAAATTTTCCATCAGATATATATTATTTCAAACTTGATTTCTTGTACTGTATCTAACCAAAAGAATACAACGTATGTAAAAACTACCATAACAAAAACAAATATAACTGTTTTCCATTGATATTTGATAATGTCTATTGCCTTGCTTATGAAGTTAAATACTTTGTCTCTTTTCTGTATTTTCTTTTTAGGTCTGCCCATTATTTTTCTCCTCATGTTGTTTAATTATTAAACCGTTTTCTACAACTGTTTGTTCGTCTTGTATTTCTTTTAAATCGGACAAGATGAAGTCTTTTATGCTTTTATGGTCGATCTTTTCAACCTTATTTATTAGGTCTTTAGTTAGCTCTCTAATGCGTTGTTGTGTTTGCATTATTTCTCGCATTACTTTTCTCCTTACATTCTTCACAACAACCTCCACTCCCGCCGTCAGGCATAGCGTTTAAATCTTTTGGGTTAAATACGTTAAGACACATTGAGCATAATGTTTTTCTAGCCATTACTTTTCTCCCTAACTTTTGCCTGTACTACCGAACCCGCCTTCGCCACGTTCCGTAGTATGACTAAACTCTGATACTATCGAAAAATGTACAGACTCAACTGGCATAATAACTAATTGAGCGATACGGTCTCCTTGTTTTACCAAATGGGGTTCTTTTCCATGGTTTTTAAGGTGTACTATTAACTCTCCTTGATAGTCAGAATCGATTAATCCTAATACGTTTGCGGGCATAATACCTTTTACTCCTAAACCTGATCTAGGGACGATTAATCCACAAAGTGTATGGTCGCCAATATATATTCGGTAACCCATCTTAAATGGTGTTGTTTCTCCAGGATATACTGAGCCGTTATAACAAGCTCGTAAATCCATTCCTGCAGATCCTACAGTCGCGTACTGAGGAGGGTGTAGCTCCTCTGCACGTTTATCGGTAAATATAAGTTCAACTTTTGTCATTGTTCTTTAGCTCCGACTGTATGAAAACCTTCGTTAGCGTTGACGGTTTCGTTATACGCTTGGTTAATACCCTCTTTAGAATACTCACTAGAAAAATCCGTATCGTGTTCAACTATTTCCCAGTTTCGAATCCAATAGACGCCGTTGTCGCCTGGATCGCCGAAGTTGCCGTAACAACCAACACCGAGTGATAACGTACCTCCAATCGCGTTACCGATAACTTGCGTTAATCTAGCGATACAATACGTTGGATCGTCGCCTCGTATACCGAACTCTTTTGCGGCTTGTAAAAAGCCTTCTACGGTACTGCGACTACCGTTCCAATGTAGGTATATTGCTGGACATTGGTTTTTTTCTAAGTGTTTATCATCGAACGCTATTACTGCTCTATTTCCCATCTTCATCTCCTAAATAATACATTGTTATAATAAGTATCGCCAATACGAAAAACGGGGCGATTACACCGATTAATAGCATAGTCTCTTCTGTCATGCTGTCTCCTTATTTTTAGTTGTTATTGCGGCTATTTGACCATTTTGTCTTACGCTGAAGGTATTAGTTTTCGCATCGTGGTATAGTTTGAAAGTACTACCCGAATCTTCTTTATCGTAATAAATAAAGGTCAAACTTTCGATAGCTTCGACAAAACCGTCGTGAAACTTTTTACCACCTCGTATCGGTGGTGAGATAGGC